TTATAAATGTAGGCCCTAATACTGCTAATTCTACTTTTTTACTTGAAGTGAGTACAGATAACGGATCTACTTTCATCACAACAAATTATCAATCTGGATTGAATTACAGCCCGTATAATTCAGCATCATTAACTAATATAAATTCTTCTTCCAACTTTGTATTATCTTCTGCTGGACCTTTTAATGGATATTTCAATCTATCTGGACTTAATGGTGCAAATAACTTTTTAATGGTCGGAAATTTTGATCAGCAGGAAACCGTACTCGGGACCACTATATTTGGCACAGCAGGCGGTGAATGTCTAGTAACTGGTGTAAATGCAATTAGAATAAGAGCTTCTGCTGGAACATTCAATGGATACGTATTGCTATACGGATATGTTCAATAGTTCACTCTTCTTCGATCTGCACTTCGTTTTGTAAATCCACTTCCAAGTAGTTGTAAGAATAATTAAGTATCTTTTCTTTCATCTTGCAACATCTTCGGCAAATGAATAGATGCGAATCAAAGTTCTTAATGGGAGTAGAGCAGCGTGGCTTGAAGACCGACAGCTGCGCACTCCCTTGATACTTCCACATATGACCATAAATGAAGCATTTAAGCCATTTCATGACATCTGATTGTCCAGTACTCTTTGCCTTTGCCTCGGTACTTCTCACTTAAGGCAACGCCCATTTCTTCTACTTGCATCCTGTAGTTGTAAGCGCCCTTCGACTGAATCTTTTGCATCTTCATTTGGCCATACTCTAACCTAGGATGGTCTGCTTGAGAGATTAAAAAATCTTTTATACAGTCCATTTCATCTTTGATGCTTTTCATTTGTCGATTCAACTGGTCATAAGCCTCTAGCTTCGATTGCAGTTGAGGATCGCTAATCTCTTTCCAATCCCTTTCGGAAGGAGAAGGCGGTTCGAAATCTTGAATAGACTTCAAAAATTCCAATTCCTTCTTCAAAAGATCCTTGCAGTATGCATCATTCTTTTTGCAAGTCAACATAGCCCCGCCTCCGCCACGATAGACAAAGTAGACCATTTGCTTCACGCCAGCGAGCATCATCTGATGCTGCATTTGTGCAAAATAGTGATCGGGAATGATCCCATCCACCGCTTTGTTATACACCTCCATTGAAGGCACTTTGATTTCAGCCAGAGATATGTTACCATCTTGGTCCTCGAAATATCCATCCAGTGACGCAATCAAGTTTGGATATTCCGTGCTCTGAATAACGGCGGGTTGGAAATGAAAGTTCCACATTTCATTCAACCAACCCCTCGCTTCTTCTTCCATGTCATTTCCCCTCTGCATCGCAGCGGTCTTCTCTTTAGGCCGATCAAAGATGATCTCCTCCCAAAGCTCTAACTTGGTCCTCCATGGATCAATCTCCATGATACAGGGCGCCATCGACGCCCCGATCTTATCTTTGCGGAATTGGAGCCATTCCGCAGATCCCTGTACACTTTCCGGTCCTTCAACAATTCTAAACTTTCTCATTATATTGCCTTTTTGGTTTTAATGTTTCTAACGATGCTTTCGAAATACCGAGAGGGTATCTCAGTCAAATCCGATACTTTGTAAGCACTTAAAAGATTGCTGTAGAGCTGAGTGTCATCGCTCAAAAGCGCCTCAATCTCCGCTTTTTGCTCCTCTGAAATATAATCCACAGAAGCCTTCTCTACAGGCGCTTGATAGTGCTTTTTCGTAGCAGTATAATAATGCTTCTGCGCCTCATTGGCATCATCATCATCGCCTACAGTTACCCCGACAATCGCAGCTAAAGAGTAACGTCTCATGTAGCTGATCGATGATCCAAGAGCTTGAGGAGTCGGCTTGCCCGCAATAACGGGAACCGTCGACTTGATCCACTGTCCGCTCGAATGCATTAAAAGAGTCGTCATCACTGTCGTATCGGCCTCTTGGCTAATGAGCTGAGAAATCGATAGTCCATTCTGGCTAAGAGGCTCTTTGATCGCTTCCCAGATAGAATCCAAAGTAGCATATTTGCTCTTGAAGTGAGGGTTCATCCCGTCCTTCGAAGCGCTTTTCATTGTGCCTTGAGCTTTAGACAAAGCCCCAGCGAGTTCATTGATGTTTTCTGATTGCATGTTTACCTCTGTTTGACTTGTTAAACGACCTTATGCTATCATACGGACCACTTATTACACAAGTGCGAAATGAATTTAAGAGAATACATCTTTTCTAAACGTATATCGGTCAGTGACTTAGCAAAGCATTTAAACGTCAGCAGAAAGTATATTTATCTGTGGTTTACAGGATCTAATATGCCTTCTCAAGAAATTTTAAATAGGATTTCATCGTTTACAAAAGGGAAAATACATAGCTTCGAGCAGCTATTAGACAAGAGGAAAAATGATAAGTAAAGCCGTAAAGAAAAAGCCGGAAGTTTCAAAAAAAGATTTAACAAACGGTCTCAACGAATATGCAGTTAGATACATGAGCAGCATGAGCTCAGACTGTGAGTTAGTCAAGGCCCATGGCTATGTGTTATCTCCAGACAATATCCTCATCTTTTTCATGAGATATGGGGATGAAATGATCGAATGCGCCCGGTTCCAGAATTGGGATTCGGTGAAACTAGTTTCTTAGACTTACTTTTTTGGCTTGGGGATCTTAGCTCCAGATTCCCGAGCTTTTGAAAGAGCAATCGCCACAGCTTGTTTTTGCGGCTTGCCAGCTTCTACCTCTTTTCGAATATTCGAGCTAATGACTGCTTTGCTCTTTCCTTTTTTTAGCGGCATACTCCCTCAATCTAAAGGCGGGTCTTTAGGCCCATTTATCTTCTTATCGTGGTATAGCGTCAAGATAGCCACCACGATAATCAAAAGCACGATCAATAAATTTTTCACAACTTGCAGACGTGTATAGTAGTTTTTGCAATTTCTGAATAGATCTTTTCAGACAGAATCCTACAGACCTGATTGTCGTCCTTGAGCACGATCCCGATCAAACAATCCTCGTACATTTTTTGTAAGTTCGTAGTGTCAGGGCGAACCGGGGCAAATTGACCAACCATCGCTTTTCTTTTCTTCTTAGAAAAAGATCTTGGTATAGGCATTTCGAAAATGAATGACAGGGCAATAGGACCAGTGAGTAGCTCTCCTCGATATGTGTTTTTAACCGTCCATTGAATGATTTGTTTTTTTTGAGAGTGAGGACTGAACGAATGCCCCTTCCTTGTTATCTTTGGAGCCGACCAAGGAATCGGAGAACCCCAAATCTCAATCTGAATTATGTCCATCAGCAATCTGCTTGATTAGATAAAGCTTTTTCCGGATTTCATCGATCCCATCGGTCAATACCTTGATGAATTGATTCCTCTCCGTTTCTGCGTATATAACGAAAATTTCCTCTTCGAAAAATTTATTCTTCAGCACCTCATCAATAAGAATCGCAATTTTTCCTAAGTCTTCTACTCTTGTTCTTGCCATAGATAACCTTCAATCGTAAGTTGTAAGGAAAATTTTTAAAGAAATGTAGCACTATAGGATGTATCATAAGAATTCCTTATACCTAAAAGTTGAATATGCACGCAAAGCGGAGAAGACTCCCTAAAGAATGCCCACGATGCCGAACCGACGTGAACAAAAACCTAACGATCGTCTTATGGAAAGATGTCTTAGAGTGCAAGCATTGCGGAAATATCTGGATAAATTATACGACTCAGGGCCGATCTATCACTCGCTGGAAATAGGCACCGAAATTTTTTTCTCATAGAGAGAAAGGGCTTGAGACTGAAGAATCTCCTTGAAAAAAAGAAATCTTAAAAATACGATCGAAAGAAACAGACATTAAAAAAGGGCACTTTTTCAAGTGCCCCAACTGGATGACCACCATCTTACCAACACTAATCAACCAATAACGTAGAAAGTTATACTTGGTAGAATAGCAGATCGACAATTAAAGGCAAACTAAAAGAATTGCTTGATAGTTGGTAAGATAGTGGTCATCCGAAGGAGCAAATTCGGTGGACGCAAATCTTGAAATTCAACTCTATCAGTTTCTAGGACTTGCAAACTTTGTAAATCCCAACAACATCCGACAGAAAATATCTAATACGCCCTTCAAGGTTCTCCAGGCGATTTATTTAATCGCGAGGACTAACCACAGCAAAGGCCGAGAAGAGACGTATCCTTGCAAAGAGACGATCGCTAAAGTCGCTGGCTGCGGCCGGAGAAAGGTGACCGAGTTCATCAACTCGCCGGCTTGTTCGGAGTTTTGCGAAGTGATCCGGGAATACGATCATGTGAACAAAAGGTTCAGGCCCAACCGGTACATTTTGAAAGACTGGGTCATTCAACTTTTCATGCTTTTTTGGCGATCCGGAATGATGAAAAACTTCAAAACCAACTTCGAAAAATGGAGGTCCGAGTTCAAAAAACGGATCTACAAATGGCTGATTCCTTTAGTCCAGAAAGGCAAGACTTTAAAAGAGATCTGGAACGGAGTTATGAACAAGTTATCGACAAAAAGGGGGCTTATAGGGGCCGCAGGTAATGGCCTTATAGGGGCCGGTATAAATCCTACGGGAAATAAAGCCTTACGGGAAAACGAATATACCGAGGATCCGATACAAAAGAGCATAGGCCAGACGGTCGGGATCCTAAGAGATCGTTTTCATTTAAGAGAAGGTGACATCCATCACTTTGTTTTTAGAGAAAAATTAGCAAATACGATACAATGTGCTAAAGAATTATGCTCTAGAATCGACAAATTCGATTGGAAACCAAAAAGTTTTGTACGAGCATTACAAGACTTAATCAACCGGAAGAAACATGGAAATCTTGAACTTCGAAAGACTAACAGATAGCGGAAACATCGTAGCCATCTTTGACTTTACCATTCCGGCCCTCGGCTTCACCTGCCGTCGCTGGAAACTAATCCGATCCAGGAAGAATAAGCTTTTCGTCAGCAGTCCCTCTTATTCGGCTCAGGATGCGATTGGTAACAAAATTTGGCATAACTACATTGAGGTATCTAATCAACGATCTGAGGCGCTGCAAACGGCCATTTTGAGGGCTTTGGAACCGTACATAGGAGTCGAACAGCCAGAATTTGATGAAATCAAGTTTGGATAGCCTGGTTTTTAAAATATTTTGTATAATGGCAGTGCTCCTAGCCACGAATTCCATCGCGCGCCTGCTTCACTATTACCAACTCCCGGCCAAAGAACATCACATAAACGAAGTGCGCTTTCTCGCAGAACCCGACTCTTTCCGAAAACAAACACCCCGTTTTACTTGCTGCTCTTTCCGGCCGGCCCCCCAGCCCTACTACTCCGTCCTCTTCGAATGGATTTGCGCAGGATTCGCCCTCCTAGGATTCTTCGCCTTTCTCCTTCTTCTCTATTGAAATATTCCCCACAAAAATCGTTTCTCAAAAATTAAAGAAATGTTTTACTGAAATAAACTTCGGAGGGAATATGGCACACAAGAAAAAAGCTCATATGCAAAAACAGGCGAAAGAGCACCATTCTCATAAAATGGAAGCTCACAAAGACAAAAACAAAATGCATAAAGAGAAGCATCATATGCACTCTGCTCGAGGCAAATAGTGGCAGTTAAAAAGGCACCAGCAGGATCAGCCCCGAAGGGCATTTCAGACATTCGAGAGAAAAAGGGGATGTCGGGAGCATTTAAGCACAAATCAAGTGCTTACGCTGGACCGCATCACACTTATCCCATTGGGGATATTGCTCATGCGCGAAATGCCCTTGCGAGGGCCCATTTCTCAAAAAATCCTGAAGCGATTAAAAAGAAAGTCTATTCCAAATATCCAGGCCTCAAAAAGAGACATGAAGAAAAAAAATAAAAAGAATAAATTTTCTTTAATTTTTGAAGGAAAATTTTAGTGTCTAAACAACATCATTCAAAAGCAGCTCTTAAACATCCCGATAAACTTGGTGCTGGAGCCGCTAAAAGAAGACATATTAAAAATCCTCAAAAGAAAATCGCAACTGTGATGGAAGAATATAAAAGAGGCAAACTTCGTTCAGGATCTGGACATCACGTAAAAAATCCGAAACAAGCAATAGCAATTGCTATGCATGAAGCCGGTAAATCGAAAAAGAAATGAAACGAAATAAAAATAACCTTCCCTTTGAAGGCGAAATGGGAGCTTCATCCCGCAAAGAAAGCGACTATCAAATCCCTAACCCGAAGAAACCAAAGCCCTATTCAACGAAAGAAGCTAGAGAAAAAGGAAACTTCAAAGCTAAATCAGCCTCTCAATTTGCAGGGAAATAATGGACAAAGCGATAAAAAAAGGTTTCGAACAAGTTAAGAAAAAAGCATCTTCGCAAGAAAAAAAGCTTGTCTCAATGGATAAGAAACGAGATAAGAAATGCGAACACGCTGAAAAACTGGCTAAGAAAAGAAAGTAATGATTTCGATCGCTGTCATTGATGAAATTAACAATTTATTAGATTTACTAAATGTAATTGTAATTTCTCATGATAATATATCTGATAAAGGACAATGTGTTCGGTGCTTATTAAACTATGTTATGCCTGCCCTCGAAGAGATTAAGGACGAAATCGAAAGCTCAATAAGAACAAGGTGATTGAAAAATGGGAAGAACTCCTTACATTTATTCTGATGAAGAAGCGGCCGAACTAGGAGAAGACCTGATTCGTTGGCTAAAATCCCCCGAAGGAAAATCCAACGCAATGTGGGTTAATTGGTATTTTTTAAAACATAGTATGTTTAGAGAAGACTGGCATGCTTTAATTAAAAGGTCGATTTTCCGCCCGTATTATGAGTGCGCACGCCAGTTAATGGCGAATAATATCATGCTCAACAAAGAAATCGCACAATCATATGGAAATCGTTATTTACATAGATATGACGATGAGTTAAATAAAGATGAAGAGGATGCAAGGGACCGAGAAGCTGCTCGCAACAAAGAGCAAAAGCAATCGGTCAATGCGGATCAGATTCAGATTGTTGTTGACTCTCTCGCTCGCTTTCAGAGAAAAGCGCAGCCTTCAGTAGATATAAAAGACGCAGAAAGTCGTAGTGAGTGATGCCCATCATCATCGCATGATCGGGTAGTCTCTCGATATCTCGAATGATTTCATCTAGAGTGACTATCTCTTCTTTTCGCACGAGCTATTTTTTAGCTTTAAAATTTCAAGGCAAATTGCTTCCAATGCGCTGGAAATATTAAATGATTCTTTCATGTGAGAAGGCACGCGTTCGTTGGGATAATCAATTTTGAACTTCTCAAGCCATTCTAGACGATATTTTTCATATTGCACAGCGTGATTTGCAAAATTTTTCGCTAGCTCTTCTAGAGAATATATGTCTTTTTTCATGAAATAAACTTCCCCCTAGTTAGGGGGAAGAAAGGTTATTTATGTTGCCACAGGTGGATTAAGCCCATAACGCAGTCGATCATATCATTACTCCATCATTATGTAAATATACAAACATTTTTTGACATTAATGATGTAAATGAATTATTTTAACGCAATGTATAAAGAGCCTTTTTCCCCCAAACAGGCTGAGTTTATCCTCAATGCAGACACTAAATTTAACATAGCTCACGGATCAGTTCGCTCGGGGAAAACGGTCGGCGTACTCTTTCGCTTCCTTCAAGAGGTTTTGAAATGCCCCGGCGATCAAATCTGGATGATAGGTCGAACCTTTACCGACGTTTATCTCAACTGTGTTCGTCCGATCTTCGAAACTCTTGAGCAATATAAAGATAAATTCGGCATCTTTTCTCCCTTTTGCACTTGGAAGAAGGGCGATGGAGTATTACTTTTCGGGAATAAAACGATCACTTGCCTCGGTGCCGGGAACGAAGGGGCGATTGGAGCGATTCAAGGAAAGACTTTTGATCTTTGCTATTGCAACGAGATGACTCTATATCCTCTCAATGTAATAGAAATGATCTCTACACGCCTTTCGATGCCCCATTCCAAACTCTTTGCAGACATGAACCCCGTTCAGCCCGATCATATCTGTAAAAGATGGATAGATTATGCTGAAAATGGAGACAAAAACTACTATGCTCTACATTTTACAATCGATGATAATCCTTATCTTACCGACGAATTCAAAAAAATCCAGAAACAAACACTTACCGGTCTATTTTATCGAAGGAATTATCTTGGCGAGTGGTGCCTGGCTGAAGGGGCTATCTTCGACTTCTTCGACCGAAAAGTCCACGTAACTCCCCGGGCTCGGGGCACTACTCTATATTGGATCGCTGGCATCGACTACGGAGCTTCCAACGCCTTCGCTTGCGTCCTCATCCGAGTAAGCGAACTGCCTGAAGGAGGCATCCTTTGGGCAGAAAAAGAGTACTATTATGATCCTAAAAAGCAACAAAGGCAGAAAACGAATAGTGAATACGTGCGAGATCTTATTTCATTCTTTGGCGATTTTGATGTTCGATGCGTATATCTGGATCCAAGTGCCGCATCTTTTAAAGCAGAGCTTTCCCGCAACCGAATTCATACAGCCGAAACAATCAATGATGTATACGACGGCATTCTATCGCTCACAAATGCTCTCAAGAACGGCATCCTCGAGATAGGGCCTAATTGCCCTAATCTCATTAGAGAGATGGAAAGCTATTGCTGGGATCCGAAAGCAAGTAAAGATGGCAACGACGAACCTCTCAAGAAAGACGATCACAGCTGCGATGCTCTTCGTTATGCCATCAAAAGCTATCTCGGCGACCGATCTTCCCTCAAAAAGCCCCAAGAGAACTTAAAGAACGCTTCTCTTTCCAAAAGCCAACGTTTATTTCAAGACGATCCAGTTCAAGATCAGAGCAAAACCTATATGAATCCCTATCAGAATAGGGGAGCTTTTGGATAGTTCCGCTTTGATTGTGTTCACAAAACTTTTCATTCTTGTTCATATTCATAAAGAATAATTGCGCAAAAGTAATTAGAATTCTCATCAGAACCGAATGAAAATTTAACATCAATCAATTTACCAGTTGGGCTATCTTCAATTGATTCCAAAGCTTGATTCATTTTTTGTTCAAATTTTTCTGGAAGGTTCTGATATATAACAAACGATTGAACACTTTTTCTCTTTTTATCTTTTGACATGCATCTTTTCCCCAATCAGCATTAGCTCGTCTCGTACATTTCTCACTTCGTCGACCAAACAAAGAATCGCATGAGCTAGACAGGCTTCTTCTCCGTCAATAAAATAATTTAAACCATTGATTTGTATATGTGCGATATCATCGAAAATTTCGTGTACTTTCCAATTTGCTTTCTCGCTCATCGATCCTCCTTTGGTCCATTAATGATATCACAAAAACCGTGAAAATCCAGAAAATTTATAGTCTTAGACAAATATTGAGTAGTGCGTTATCCTCTGATCCTCTGGAAATTAAACACTGGGTTGTTATGATTGGTAGACACATTTTTCTAGGAGGTATTTATGCATTTATGCATGTTAGCGTTCCGGTACATTCGTTCGTTCTGGACTTGGAGCCGAACACACACTTTTATCAAGAATATATAGACGCGGTAAACCAAAAGAACGAAGGTGACTATATCCCTTCTTTCGGCGAATGGATGCGGGAACAAGAGACAAGAGATAGTGAATCCATATCTAATGCATGGGATAGAGTTTGTGGCGGCTGGAATAATTCCAATGATTCCCCCGATCGCGATACGGGAGGAAACGGCCATCTCAACATGGGAGATTAGGTGGACAAAATTGATAGAACTCGTCTTTATCGTTCCGATGAAGTACCTGATCATATTATTCATGAAGTACTAGAGCTAGTGATCAAGCTAGGAATCCACTTTAAAAAAGCAGTCGAAGGGCATAATTCGGGCATTGCTATTGCGGCGTTCAATCGATTTCATGCTATACTACTCGTAGAACTTATCGATGCCGAAGGTTTGAAAGATGCCGCGCTTTCGGAAGCAACCGCATTGATTAAAAATGTTGAGTATATTAGCGGTCAACAGATCTTCCCAGATCTTCCCGGATGATGCTAACGGCACCTGAATGAAGGCACTTTAAAATATCGTTGTTTTTTCGGAAGAAGCTAGATATAAGTAAATTTATTATTTACTTGTAGGAATTATTTGAGCTTCTACTATCCTCCCTGGAACAACGCCTTGGAGCCGAACCAGGGTAATGTCCGTCAATGGCTCGATAATCTGTATTCGAAATTTCAGCCAATTGAGCAAGCTCGCTGGAATCAAAGCAATATAGATACGCTCTTTTACGCTGGTTCTCAAACCTTCATAAACAGATATTTTAATTTCACACCCTCATTTTCGTATCAGAACTTCTATTTTAATCTGATACAACAGCCCGTGAACATGGTAACTGGTTATCAGCGTCAACACCGAAAATCGATCAATTATATTCCCGGCGAAGGTGCAGATACACAAACTACAGATCAATACACTCGCTTAATTACTCATGTTTGTAACGCTGAAGGAATCAACGAGCAGTTTTCCAAAGCATGCGAGCTCGCTGCTGTTTCAGGAATGGTACTTCTCCAGCCATATCTTGACTTCATGAACGATGATCCAGCTCAAGGCCAACTTAAGCTAAAGATTTGGGAATATAACGCTTTCCTCGTCGATCCCTATTTCCGCGAACCAGATATGTCCGATGCGCAATTTGTCTGGTGTCAAGAGTACATCTCCAAAAAGGAAGCAGAGAACAGATTCCCGGATAAAGTAGAAAATATCGCTCCGATGTCCGGTTCGCCCCAACGCTATGGTAGCTTCTATTTCCTACCTGAGAACTACAACATGGCCCGTAATGATCTCATGGTCTTGAGTTATGTGTGGTACAAATGGAAGCGCAAAAAGAAAAGGCTCTATTCAAAAACTAGAAATCAGTTCTTCGATTTTTCCGAGCAACACACAAATTTAGATCAAGTACTCTATCAAATTCCAGATTTGCAAGTCGTAACCGTCGATGTTCCCACTTGGAAATTAGCCGTCGTACTCAATGATCAACTGATGTTCCAAGGAGATAATCCTCTAGGCTTCGATTACTGCTGTCCTTTCATTCCAGTCTTTTGGAATTACGAGCCTCACATCAATTACTACGATCTTCGCGTCCGTTCTCTCGTAAAAACAATGAGAGACCCACAATTTCTCATGAATAGGAAGATCATTATCGCCAATGACATCGAAGAGGCGACGATTAACGCTGGATGGAAAAGAAAAGTCGGCGCCGTCGCTAACGAGGACAATTTAAAACGCTCCGGCCAAGGCTGGGACATCGTCGTCAACGAAGGCTATCAGATGACCGACGTCGAAAAAATCATGCCTTCCTCGGTCCCAGCATCGACTCTCCAACTAGCAGATCAACTAGCCAACTTAATCTTTTCCACTTCAGGAGTGAATCTAGAATCTTGGGCTGGTGACGACCACAAGCAAATGAGCGGTCTCACACTTCTGATGAAACAAGCCGCAAATCTCATGGTTTTACAAAAATACTTCGACCAATGGGATTATTCTCTCAAATGTTTAGGAGATATTCTTTTGAAAATAGTCTTAACCAATTGGAATGCGGATAAGATTAAGCTCTTCGTGGGGGAAGAACTATCTCCTTTTTTCTACTCCAGTATCTTTTCAAGGTACCAAGTCCTCGTGGAAGAAGGCCTCAATACTGCCACGCAGAAACAGCAAGAATTTATGCAATGGATGGAGCTTAATCAAGCTCTCGGAGGCATCATCCCACCATCAGAGATCGCAAAACGAGCTGTTATCCAAGGCAAAAACGAACTCGTCCAGCTCCTTGCTCAACAAGAACAACAGCAACAAGCGATGGCTCAGCATACTCAAATGGTCGCTCAATCTCTCGAAGATGCAAAAATTAAAGAGCTTTATGCTCGCGCTGCTAATCTTTTGGCAAGTGCCCGAGAAAGACACGGCAGAAATGAAAGCAATATTGGGCTTTTCGAGGAAAGAATCAGTGAGGTCCAAAAGAACGAAGCTCTCTCGACTAAAGCAAAAGCTGAGGCACTCGAGAAGCTAATCGATGTTATTTCTAAGTATGGAGAAGTAGAGACGGCATTAGCTGAAGCTAAACTCCAGTCATTCGATTACGCACAAGACGTAAGAGAGCATGCCGATAAGATGCAGTCAAAGCAAACAGCCATGGGCAATGACTTCGTTCAACAGATGTTGCAAGGCGTCGGGGGAATGGCTCAGCAATAATCCCTATTACAACCAAAACGTAGTAGATATTTTTTATTTTTCAGAGTTTCTGATCCATACAGATTCATTCGTATTTTTCAAATATTTGTTCTTATAGACAGTAATTACACAAGTGTCGTATGCTCTTAGGAGCGTTAAACAAACAAACCTGAGGATTAAGAAATTATGAGCACAAGAGAAATAAGAACAGTTTTAAAAGATACGCTAGTCGCAGAAGAAACTTTGTACAATTATTGTGTTTATCTTTTGGGGGAGATATTCCCTGAGGATAAGGATTATATCAACATCGAAATTGAGCTGTGGCATGAAGATCTTTCTATTTATCTTGATCCAACTTTCATAACAATAGATGAAATGATAGATAGGATTAAAAAGAGGAAAAAAGAAGAAAACATCATCGATAAAATGAGTGAGCTGAGAAGCAAACTTGAAATGCAAGACGAAGCATCTTCTTGCACTTAACTCTTTATCTCTAATATGGTTATACAAGCAACAGGAGGCTTATCATGAAGAATACCGGTAAAATAACAACGCGTGTCAGTCAATCAAGAGAGATCAGGCGACGCTTAATCGAAGCTATGGAAACTGAAGAACTATTGCTAGATTTTTGTTTAGAATGTCTAGATGAAATATTTGATTCAGACAAGAATTTGCATGAATTTTCGCTTGCAAAAAGTTTTTTTTATGAATCTTATGAACATTTTAAAGGATATGGATGTTTTTGCGGCTTAGGGGAACTTCAAGACAAAGTCAAAGAATATTTAGAAAAAGAAAAAAAAGAGTTCGAAGAAATTAGACAAAGTTTGAAGTAGAATTTATCCTTGGACGCATGAAAACCCAGTTCTTTAGGACTGGGATGAAATGCGTCTTTGTGTTAATCATTTCTTTTCCTTGCATCTAACTGTTTCTCTGTAGTATACTTATGCACGCAACAGGAGGCTATCATGAAAATATATTTTAGAATCGAAATTGAAGGTGTTAAAACAATTCTATTTAATACCTTCCCTATCGACACTTTATCTGCTTCAAAACCAAAGTCAGGAATGACAGGTAATGATGAGGAGTCATGGAAAAGAACTGTACTTATGACTCCCGACAGAAATCTCTTTGTCTACAATACCTATCTCGTAGGATCAATTACGGGGGGTGGAAAGCACATTAAAGTGGGCAAAGGGAATCTTTCCAAAAAAGTTGGCGCTACTCTTGAGGTAGTCGAGGAAAAAATTCTTATCAAAGATCGATTTGTCCCCCCGGACGATGAGATACTTCGCAAATCTGACGAACTCGTCTATCTAGATGTACGTTCTGTAGTCAATCCCATGACAAAAGGACGAAATCTTCGCTATAGAGTAGCTGCCAAAGAGGGCTGGCAAGCAGCAGCTACAATAAGCTGGGATGATCGAGCCGTTTCCAAAGAGGATATGAAATCCTGTGTCGAGAATGGCGGCCTATTTGAAGGCATCGGAGATGGACGAAAGATAGGTTTTGGTCGATACAAGCTTTTATCCTTCTCTCAGGTCAAAGACTAAGTTTCTAGGCATAGCGCGGTGTGGTCTTGGCAAGGTGATGTTTGGTAAGTTAAGGTCAGGCGGCGTTTAGCGCGTTTTGGTAAGGCGCGGTTTTATGTGGTCGAAGAATCTAAAGTTTCTAGACCTGGTAGGGCATGGCAAGGCTTGGCGAGACGTGGCATGGCACGGCGCTGTAAGGCATCGCACGGCACGGTTTTATGTGGTCGAAGGATCTCAAATATCTTGGTTCGGCAGCGCGTGGCATGGTGGGGCCTGGTATGGCAAGGATTGGCAAGGATTGGCATCGCACGGTTTAATATGGTCGCAAGGCCTAAGTTTCGTGGCTTCGCTTAGCTCGGCATGGCTTGACATGGCGTGGCCTGGCTAGGCATGGCTTGGCACGGCAAGGTTTAATGTGATCGAAGGATCTCAGGTATCCTGGCACGGCGTGGCGTCGCATGGCACGGCGCTGTAGGGCAGGGCATCGCACGGTTTAATATGATCGCTAGATCAAAAGTTTCTCGGTTAGGTATCGCCTGTTATGGAATGATTGGGCAAGGCAAGTCATGGTTTGGCAAGTTGAGGTCGGGCAAGGCAATGCGCGTTACGGTAGGGCAAGGCTTGGCGAGACGTGGCAAGGCTTGGCGAGACGTGGCATGGCACGGTTTTATATGATCGAAAGATCTCAGGTATCTTGGCGTGGCATGGCAAGGTATGGTATGGCTTGGCGGGGCAAGGCACGTCTAGACACGGCATGGTTTCATATGGTCGAAAGATCAAAAGTTTACTGGCATGGCACGGCGAGGCATCGCATGGTTTTATATGGTCGCAAGGCCTAAGTTTCATGGCTTGGCAAGGCCTGGCCAGGCGAGGTATCGCAAGGCAACCCATGGCACGGTTTAATGTGATCGTAAGATCTCAGGTATCTTGGTAGGGCACGGCGAGGCATGGCATGGCGGGGCATGGCAAGACAAGGCAACACACGGCACGGTTTTATTCGAGACGCAATGAAGATTGTTGCAAAAGATTTGTTGATCGATATAATGAGAAAAAACGGTAAATTAGGGGTATAAGATGGCCGGTCGGAAAATAAATGATTATGGTGGATGGCCTCATAGTTCTGATATGGCTATGAAATCAAAAAACCACCTTAAAGAGTACCACAGCGCTGAAGGATCTGGAGGAATTAAGGATTATCCAGACACCAGCGAGCATGTGCAACGAGATCAGGAACATGGCGATCGTCACATTAAAGGCCGTCCCATGAAACCAGGATATCGTTACTAGAGTTTCCTCCCCTTATGACTAAGACCCTTCTCCTTGCTAGTCATAAGGCCCCTTAGGTTTAGGCCTAAGGACCACGCGTGGGAGTCTTGGTTCCCTGTTAGACGTGCGGGATTCCGAGTTACCCGTAAGAGCTGCCAAGAGCAAACTCGAGTTTTCAGAGGGCAAGTGATTGGGTTGAGTTTAAGTCATAAATCCCGATCAACTGAACAGGAGGTCTCACGCTCTGCTCCTGACTAAAGGCTGGCCCGAGCCAAGAGCGTCATTTAGTCGTGGCGGCGGACTTTAATAAGCCAGTGGACTCACACCACTTAGAGGCGGTAGCCCTGAGAGATCCGCCGGTAAACTGGAGATGGGCACTTTTTTGAGGTAAACATGAGTAAAGAAAAAGTTCTACATGACCCCATCGCTTACCACAATCGTATGGTAGACATTCAGTTTCCGGCCCCTAGAAAGGAACAAACCACCACCGGAAGATTCATGCCCGCTGGCTCTGATTACGGCAAAGGTTTTAACAACCCCGTTGGTAAATTCTCTGCCAGAGGTCCACAAAGCGGACCGATTCCACAAGAGGCATGTGCCTTTTTACCTAACGAAGCGATTCGATAATGTTTCCTTTAAAGGCAAAGTCCGGTCCCAAAGCCTCTAAACCCAAACTGAGAGAAGCTCACACTCAATTTACTAAGCATGGAATGGGCGATTACTATGGCACTGGCTCAAAAAATCCTCTCGGAAGAATGAGAGATGCCAGCGTTGGCTTTAGGCCAGTGTCCAAGAAGCAATTAGGCAGCAAACCCCGGTCAGTAGTCTAGTATTCAAGTTTACTTTAACAACTGACTGAAAAATCGTCTCTTATTCAATCAAATCATCTTATATTTAAAGCTCGATTCGATTTCTAATAACTTTTCCTTAATCTTCTCCTCAGACCAATCGTCAGCATGAGGATGTTCTAAAGCCTCTCGAGCATGTAAAAAGTTCATGATGCTAGTTACAACATCCTTGCTTTCCGTCACCTTGCCAATTTGGTATTGATCCCACAGTTCTCTTGGCGGCAATAACCAAACGATTTGTATTAAATCAGTCTTGGAAATCGCTCTAAAAAGGTAAGAATTCGTTTGTGCTTTCGGAATAGTTAGTCTTGGCTGCCAGATCATCCTTTTAGTAACACCATCATCCGCAGTTCTTGGATGAGCAAAAATGTACACATATGGAAAATACTCTTGCATCGAGACGCAATCTTTGTTCTGTGTCAAACATTCATGCACTCCTTGAAAAAGATTCTCCGCTTGATCTTTTTTAAAGTGTAGTAGTCTATCGTGAGCGTCTAATGGATCAACTTTCATCATATTTTTTCAACAATTCTTCCATTCTTTTTTTGGCCAATTCAAATTCTTCCAGATCAATTTTTATATTTTGTCGTCCAAAAAATAACCTATCGTTTCTATTAGATGGTATTCTCTTATATTTCATGGGTATCAAATCAATGACTTGTTTTAATTTGTAGTCAACTTCATTTATGTAATCATATAATTCAATCAAAAAGTCCTTTATCTCCTCAATGGAAGCATCTTGAATTTCTTCTTTAGAATACATAAAGAGTTGACTCCATTGATAATATTTAGTATTAGTAAGATATATCTTAAATCGCTGGTCGGCGTCAAGACAAGGATCATATGACAGTCAATACACAGGAAAATATCGAAGCACCAAAACCAACTGAAAAGGAGCTCAATTTTGAAAGGCTTCGCAAGCAATTAGAGCAGGAAAAGGCCGAAAAATTACAAATGCAACAGCGCCTCGAGGCTATAGAAAGAGCTCAAAAAGCCTCCAAGAATGATGATGAAGATGATTCGGACGAGCCTTACATGGATCACAAATCATTCAATAAGAAAATGAACAAGTTCGAGGAGAAACTAGAGGAAAAGATCGACCGACGCGCAGAAGAAAAGGCTCGAATTCTCCTAGAGCAAGAAAAACAGCGCGACTATATGCAGAAAAATCCCGATTTTTCCCAAGTTTTATCCGCTGAAAACATTGATAAATTCGCCAGAGAGCATCCGGCAATCGCCGAAAGAATGCTGAAAATGCCCGATACATTTGACCGACAAGCGCTTCTCTACGAACAGATGAAAGCTATCCAGGCCTCAAAGAAAGTGGAAGAAGAAAAGTCTGCAGTCCAGCAAAAGATCGACCAAAACAGACGAACACCATTTTATCAGCCTTCGGGCATTGGCGCTTCGCCTTACGCAGCCGCAGGAGACTTTTCTCCAGCAGGTCAAAAATCGGCTTATGAGAAACTTCAGGAGTTAAAGTCTAGATTGAGGCTTTGATAAAGTTTAGCCAACTTAGGTCGTATATATTCTTTTGTATAAGAATAAATTATGATCTTGTGATGTTAAACTATCAGCTCGATGAATGTTAAACTCATTGGGAGATGGGGGAATGGTAGACCCGCTAGCTCGTCTCGCTAGAGTTGTCGATTACCTCAGGTCGGCATGGTGTAGGTTCGAATCCTACTCTCCCATACTCTTATATAAAAAGCTTATCCCCCCATGGACCACCCACAGGGGAAATACGCTATCGTAAAAATGTGATTTATCTAAATCGTAATCAAACCGCTGAATTTTTGTCGATTTTGAAACGTCCTTCCCATTAATTAAAGTATTTGTTATAGATTGAATTTCGCTAGCACGGCGTTATGTGCCTCGCGTAAAGCCCTTCGCAAAGGCAATAGTTAGATTATGCATACAAAACGACGGTTTTGTATCCAAATTTGACAAACGTGGACACACAGTCGACGGATTTTGTGTTCATAGGCGTAAAGTCCTCTCGCAAAGGTCAAAACTAGAATACAAATTTGTAGTTTAGGTTTGACTATGTCAATAACCACAACTGGCAATTTGGGACCAATGATTCTCCAGAGCTTAGCTCCGGCGCTTCTTTACGTTCCAACGCCAACGATGAACTACATCCTCGTTTGTGATAAAGTGAGTATGCCTGCCAATGGCGGTACTACTTGCCGATTTATGAGGCCGAGGGCGTTAGTTCCCCCAACCGTACAGTTGGGAAATAGCGGGATAAACAGATCTGTCCCGGGTAAATCTTCTCTGATAGACTTGGAACTCGCAGCGTAAAGACGGCGACGACAAGGGGCAAGAATTATGAAAATATCTCCGATGTATCCTAAGTTTGATGATAAAGAAGGATGGAAAAAGATAATTCAGCCTGAACGCAGCAAGCGAGAAGACTATCCAAATGGAAGTCTGTGGCAAGACTCTTCAACCTGGAACAAAGAAGACGAAACATATGTCTTTTATGGACGACTTGAAGACAAATGGGTAAATCTAGGAAGATTTAAACATTTCACAGAAGTAAATTGGGATAGATGCGGTGCTCTGAACACTCAGGAAACTGAGTGAGTCGGGTGCAATAGGCCCGACCGCCTTGGTGGCAAGGTAAAAAAAGTAACAAGGGTGAGATCCACCTGCACAAGTGCCACAAAGGGACATCATAGATGCTCAAATGGCTTTTTTTGGTCGATTTAACGCGCTTAACCTCAATAACTTAGAAGAGGCAGCGTAATCCTGTGCCAAAAATAGTTGATGAACGAAGACAGGATGTATCATCAACGAGCAGGTGTCTGAAAGGAAAGCCTGCTTTAAATCTGCTCTAATTGACTTGGAAGCCCATATGGAGTGTCATTGGTGTGAGTGCGAGACAGACAACGAAATGGAACTTGAACTTAATGGATTTGGAGTACAAGTTTGGGTTGTCTACTGCGATCGATGCCAAAAAGCAACAGACCAAATGGGTGACAAGGCGGAAGGCGCAAGCCACCGTGAACGACTTAGGCGAGTGGACACCGAAAGGTGAAGCGAAAGTCTGAACCGCAACTATAAATAAAATTGCGGAGGGAAGGTTGAAGTGCCATCCCCGCCAGTCGGTTACATTTTGTAATCGGCTGGTCACAAAAGTAACAGATTGAATTCTTCAGGACCAAGAAGGCGTTCTCGCCTGGGTTTCTGAAAGATTGGCTGCATAAGCGATGGCCAATATAGCTTGTCTCAGTAAAATATTTGGTCGCTATGAGACAAGCCGAGGATTGAGAGATAAGTCCTCGATAAACCGACTCTAATTGACTTGGAAGCCCATATGGAGTGTCATTGGTGTGAGCGCGAGACAGACAACGAAATGGAACTTGAACTCAATGGAAATGGAGTACAAGTTTGGGTTGTCTACTGCGATCGATGCCAAAAAGCACGGGACCAAATGGGTGACAAGGGGCAAGATTATGATGATGAGCAAAAAGACATTTCAAAAGAAACGAGTTCGTCGAAAAGATAGTATTCACTGGGAAGGTGATTACTTTTGTGATTGCCGAGTTAGAAATCTTAGGAAATGGCTTGGTGTAAAATTACATGGTCAGTCTGAACGACTAAACGAGCCGGATCAGTTGTTCGGTAAAAGCGAGCAACTGATATGCGATAGTCTGAACACTGCGAATAAAGAAAGGCAGTGAGGGAGATCCGAAGAGGTTTCCCCGCCGTTATGAATATGAAAGTGAGTGGGTGTGATCACCAGTTATTCCCCTGCTGGGGTGATTCCACGGGACACAAAGGTGTTTCGCCGGAATGGCTCATCAGCCGAAAAAAGCAGGGCCAGATGTCTGCGAGCCCCACTCATAGCAGACCCACGGAACATTGATCATTAGATCAAGTTTTAAGAATATCATAACGGTCATAAAAGTAACAGAATGCTTATCCTTCGCGACTTTATTGTATCCGCAGCGTCGCAAATTTATGCGGCCGGCGGAGCCAATAGCGACAACCCAACCAATCTTGGAGTCTCTGACTTCTCGTTGGTTGCAGCGACTCTAGACACAAACAACGCTAGACTTATAGGCGTTGTAAAACCTATTCTAATTGACTTAGAAGCCGCAGCGTAAAGACGGTGGTGATAAGGGGCAAGTGAATGAAATTAGGCGATGAAATTTTCCAATGTGATAAATGTCGAGAAACTAAATCAACTGATGGGGCTCTTATGCACAGAGATCCTCGCATAGATTATTGTATTTGTAGACTATGTAGAGATCAATTGGTAGATCTTTTACAGAAAGCAGAATGGGAAACAACTATTTTATTCTTACAGCCTGAACGACTTAACGAATGGGCCCGAAAGGGATGCGAAAGTCTGGCCTCTATGGAAACATAGAGAGGAAAATCCGAAGAGATTTTCCCGCTTACAGAGATGTAAGTCACTGAAAGTAACAGTTTTGTATAAATTTATGTCTGGGATCGAAGGCGACTTGAAATTTGGAACTGGCCCAGTCCGTTCGGCATACTTTATGCTGAGCTCAACTGAGCTACAGCCAGATTTCGATGCTCTCACTGGTAGCGGCTTTTTGGCCCAGTGGTCGTACCCACAACCAAAAGACGCTTTACCAGCGGAATATGGATCGGTATATAACATCAGGATTTTAGTTTCTTCGGAAGCTCCTGTTGCACGTGGCGCATCGCTCAACTCCAGAGACGTCTATTACAATAGCGTTGTTGGAAAACAAGCGATCACCCATATCAACCAGGATGGCTACTCGATGAACCTGATTTACCGAGATCCATACTATTCAGGGATGTTAGCCCAAAACGCGACCCTTGCAGTGAAGTTTGCACAAGCGCAAGCGATCACTCAAGATACAGCGATTAGAAATCTACTCTGCACACGCAGCGGGAACTAGGGGGTAATCATGGCTGAATATTCAAGAGATGCAAAAGGTCACTTTACTTCTTCAGGTGCTGCTCAGGTAGTTTATCTGCCTTTCCAGCCCGATAGAGTCAGGTTGTACAACTATTCCGCTTATTATAACGGACCAGCAGCAAGCGTTAACTTGAACGCATATTGGGATGTATCCATGGGCCAAGGCTTTGCCGTTGGTGAATGGTACAATTCCAGTTCTGTTCTCGTTGGCGATGCAGTATCAAGTCACGGTATTAATTCTTTTGGGCCTCTATCTAGCCCAAATTCTGGATTGATGCTCCAATATGGACCTCAACTTCAGATTTCAGGTATTACTAAAGCAAGCCCAGCAGTCGTAACCACCGCTTCAGCGCATGGTTTAGCTTCTGGACAAGTCGTAATACTCGAAGGACTGTACCAATCTGCGTCAACTGGTATGCCACAAATCGCTGGCATTCCATTTGTGATCACAGTTCTTAGCTCAACTACATTTAGTGTCGATTGGAACACAAACCAATCGAACTATACTGCTCTTTCAGGATCGCCAGCAGGCGCTTATGTAAGACAAGTATTATTCCCATGGAATTATCTCCCTGGAGTAAATGTAATTAGTGCGCTAAGTCTTGGATCAAGCACTACGGTGACAACTGCTTCTAACCACAATTACGTTGTGGGACAAGAAGTGGCGTTCAGAATCCCAGCTGTATGGGGTACCGTAGAGCTAAATAGTTTGCCAAATCCATTAGTCCCTGGTTCTCCAGTTTATGGATATGTGCAATCACTATCTAGCAACACTCAATTTGTAGTGAACATCAATAGCTCCAACTTTACGGCATTCAATTCGAATCCTTCAGTTGCGCAAGCTATTGGTCTCTCTCCTCCACAAGTGGTAGCCGTCGGCGATGTAAATCTCGGTGGTGTTCCATATAGTGGCGGAGCTCTTTATCCTTCTCCATTCTTCCCAACATACTCGGGTGGTATCTCGTCAATCAATGGACCTGCAATTCAAGGTGCATTTGTTAACAATACCGCTCAAGGATTTGTGATCGGAGCAGGTGTAGGGCAATCAGTGAGTGCATCAACCGCAGTTCTCGTTGGACAAAGTGGAAACGTTGTCTATTGGGAAGCTGAGTTAGCTGACTTAGCTGTCAACTGATCTATTCTTTAGATTAAGGGGAAGGAGCAATCCTTCCCTGTTTTGTTAAAACATTTTATATTGCATACTAAAAATAAAAGTTGGAATTAATGAGCTTTCCTTTTCCTTTTCCCGGTCCTATAGCTCCCGAAACGAATCCTCCTATTGAACCACTATGGTTTCTTCCATCAAATTTCACCATCGCAAGTATCACCAATGGTGTCACCACAACGGTTACAACTGCTCCAAGTACATCAGCACCATCGATTAATAACTTTGTGATAGGACAATTAGTTAGATTTACTATTCCCATGACTTATGGCATTCAAGAGCTAAATGGTATTAGTGGATATGTCATTTCTGTGGCGCCTCCTGATCAATTCACGGTTGACATAAACTCTGTGGCATTTAGCTCTTTTATTCCATCGCCGATCTATGGCCCTACACCTCCGCAAGTAGCTGCCATTGGAGATACCAATTCCGGTCCTACCAACGCATCGGGTAGATCGAATCAACAAACATTTATCTCCGGATCGTTCATCAACGTATCTCCGGAACAACAAGGGTAAAAATATGAAAGAGCCAAAAGTAAATAGCGAAAGTCAAAAAGAGCTCAACAAAGCACAAGAAAAGTTTGATCATTGGAACGAATCAATCAAATCCTTTGATCCTTTCAATGCATCGGGTCCTGTTGAAGAGAAAGAGCCTCAAACCCGCTTATCGACCAGAGAGGCAAAGGATATGGAAGCTCCTTATCTCAAACCGATTCGCTCGATTAATCGGCCCAACCACGATAAAGCCAAAGTTTATTGGAACGAAGCTTTCCAAAAATATCACGATGAAGATTGGGAATATGTTCGTTGCATCGTCGAAAATAACGAAATTATCGGAGAAGACGTAGAAGTATGGACCTGTAAATACGGCAGAGACCCTGCTCACTTCTGGAAAGTGCCTGTAAACAAGCCGATCATGATCCCACGCCTTTTAGCGAAGCAATTGGCAAAATGCCAATACCATCGTCTAGTCATGAACGATGCAACCATTCGAGAGCAAAGTTACATCGGTACGATCACTGGTGGTATTGTCGTTGACGTGGTAAAAAATAGAATTGATGCAAGACCTGTAGGATTTGGGTTTTAAAGTAACTTAAATAAACACGGCAGGGCAGGGCAACGCAGGGCAAGGCGAGGCGACGCGAGGCAAAGCTCGGCTGGGCAGGGTATGGCAAGGTATCATAATGTTAAATACTGAGGAAAAGGAACATTTTAACAGATTGATGGACGAATTTGGGTTACATCTTCTAACAGGCCAAGAAGATGGAGAAGATGGTTGGGCTCTTTGTAACGTAGTTGTTTTTAAAAAAAATCTTCGAGATCTATATGTATGGATGATCGAAGAATTTGAAGAAAAATAGGTGATTTACGAACCTTTTAAGCGATGTCATCACATATATCCGTCGCATTGTAAAGACTCCTTCCAACACGAGTCTTAACGACAATCTCATCATCGATTACATCAATCGCTTTTGGACTCAAGACATGGACGCGAGAGTCCAGCTTTTTGACTTCAAAACGAAATGGCAATTTCAAACGATGGAGTTAATCAGTGACTACAATATGCCTGTCTACTCCATCCAAACAGAGCCAGGGAATCAGCCCATTAGCTATTATCCCGTATATCAGGGCTTTACTGGCACGAGCTATGTCAACGGCATTCAGATTCCTATGTACATCCAAAGAGATGCTTTTTGGAAGATCTGGCCGAACTATTTACAATCTTTGCCCAATGCCGGTTCAAGTAATGGAACTGTAGGGCCCTATCAATTAACCGTTCCCTTTTTCCCAGCTATTCCAGGTCATTTGGATATGACTGGTATTATCGCAGCAGCTAATGGAGGCATTCTTAATGACCCGATCTTTGGAACATCTATTCCTAGTAACATTCCCTATAGTAGTTTTTATCCTGGGGTTTATATTACTTACCAAAATCTTAATGGAAGCACAACAACAATTGCGGACACAGGAATCTTTCTATCAGGCAATACAAATGGTCAGTTATACGGATTATTGATCGAGTACAGCAATCCGGGCGGTTTCAATCCGAGTCCTTTCGGTTATTCTCCTTTGTCAGGTGGTTATAGCATCACTTCGAACACGGTGAATTATGAATCGGGGATTATTAACGTTACTCTCCCTTCTGACCCAGTTCCAAACACTCCTATTCAAGTGCAGAGCTATTATTTTCAGCAAGGCATCCCGCGAGCCATTCTTCAGTATAATAACGTTCTTACAATACGGCCCCCCCCAGATATCCCTTACCTTATTGAGGTGGATGCATACCTTTCTCCAGCAGCATTTTTAGCGACATCCGAATCACTTCCCTTTGGCTACATGAGCGAATATATCGCTAGGGGAGCTGCAAGAAAGATCCTTAGCGATGTAGGGGATTGGGACCAATTTAACGCCTATGAACCACTTTTCATAGAACAAGAGAGGCTTGTATGGAAGAGATCGCAACGAATCTTCACCAGCCAGCGCACCGGAACTATCTTTTCCGATCTACAAGGACCTCAAAGCAATCTAAATGGAGTTGGTCAGGGCGCAACTTAATACTTTGTGCAAAATTGGCTCTGTAAAAGTGTAAGAAATATTTTTATCCCTAAAATGATCAAGAAAAAGCCAAAAATACCTCTAAAGTTTGAGAACTTTTTTTCTTTCACAATTTGAAGCATATCCATACCTCCGCACATACATGCGGAGATAATGATCGACTTAACGAACAGACTTAATACAAATCCAAAAGGACTTAAAAAAAATTCTTTCATCAGCTGAATACCCAGCACATTGTATAACAGAGTAACTTTTGTGCATCCGCGGCCATTCTATCGCACGAAAGCATGCATTCATTCATAATTTGGCCATCTGATCCAAACCATCCTTCGACTGTTGGGATAGATGCTAAAGCAGCCAGAGTAACCATTGGAACCATGATTGATGAAAGATTCCTTGCTGCTTGTTTAAAATTTAGTTCTGGAAGAGAGTTGTAGCAATATGAAGAAATATTTTGAAGTTGTGTAGCGTTGTTTTGAAGTTGCGTTGCAGTTGTCATTTTTTCTCCTTTTTCTCAAAACGTAGCCAGGATCCTAACATGAGTGAAAAATTAAAAGCAAATCTCTCGCGAACAAATTTTCAAAAGAATATCGTTAAAAAAAAGATGTGTCACGATTTCAAAGATTATTTTAGCGGGTTAGGAGAATCATAATGCCAGCATTTACCTTTTATGAAAACATTCCTCAAGCGACGGATGTCATCGCTCAATCGCAACCTCAACTTCTCCAAAACTTCAAAAGTACAGACGGCATCTTAGATGTAGACCATTACACTTTCGAAAGCGCAGGAATGGCATCAGGAGATGATGGTTATCACAAACAAATTACTCTTCCTCTAACAACCTCTCAAGGAACACAAAGCGGTCTAGCTTCGGTCATTTCTTCAGTCCCCGGAGTAGCGGATTCTGTAGCAGCCCAGCTCATTTTAACAAATTCGAATCTCTCTTTTCCTCTCAGTGCCGTCGCAGCTTTCGCAAACTTTGCAGGTAATGTCAATGGTAGCCCTACAATTTACAATAGCTACAATGTCGCCTCCATTGCCACCACATCCGCCAACTGGACCTCGACCGTTACTCTCAAACCAAATGCCACTACAGGAACGGGCTACGCCGTTATAGCAAATTGTAGTTTAGCATCAAGCGGCTCATCAACAGATCAAATTGTGATGAACTACACCATTTTATCTGCTACACAATTCAATCTTAAAACTGTAAACGTAGCTAATAATGTTGTAGCTCCAGTTAATTCTATTTCATTTGTTATTTTTCAATTCTAGGAACATGGCTGAACAAATCATCGTCGGACCAGTCAACAAGGGCCTCCGCCAAGATAGAGAGCCATTCATTATCGATAACGATTCCTTTCCTAATTTAGTCAACGCTTACCAATGGCGCGGAAGAATCAGAAGAAAGCGCGGCACCAAACTTCTCGGTAGACTGAACCGATTTTTTAACTCCGGAGCAACTACAATCACTCTCGTAAGTGGAACTGGAAATCTCCTCACAGGATTTTCCATTCCTCAAGCAGGGGCTACTCTAGTTCCCGGAAGCATCACTATCACCGATACAGTCAGTGGATTTATATACACCGATCCCAATGCAGATGGTAACCTTTATAATGTAACAGCTACAATTACTGGCGCAACTCAAGCCAATCCCTGTGTACTAACCTCTGCAAATAATTTTCCCTCTACCGGAATGGTGTTCATTTCTGGTGTTCAGGGAATGACTGAACTCAATGGAAATAAATATGCCATCATTTCCAGGACATCTTCAAGTATCACGATCAACGTAGATTCTACCGGATTTACTCCCTACACAAGTGGTGGCGTAGCATCTTATTCAAATACCGCCATCATCACGAATGCAACCCAAGCTGTAAATTGTGTCTTAACTGCTTCCAACAATTTCCCTGCAACTGGATCTGTATATGTGACCGGTGTAAATGGAATGACTCAACTCAATGGCAATACTTATAGTATCGTATCTGATAACGCCGCTTCAATCACATTATCAGTTGATTCTACATCTTTTAATCCATACATAGCTGGAGGAATTGCATCGTATTTCTCATTAGCCGGAACAATCGATTATTCCACAGGATCTTTTACCATCACAGGAGCTGGCTCGGACACAGTAACCGCCATGTTCAATTATTATCCTGACCTTCCAGTTATGGGAGTCAGAACGGCTCAAGTGCAACCGGATCTACAATTGGTTCCTGCTCGCACGATTGCATTCGATACAGTCTATTCCTACGAAATTGCTAATACTCTAGGAGCAAACGCAGAATATCTCATCTATGACGTCAGTTTCTTCAAGAATCCAACAACTCCCGTTTCTAAAACTGTATGGACCCCAATAACCTGGTCAGGCGCAGATTATCAGCAATTCTGGACAATTAACTTTTCTGGAGCAATGTGGGCTACAAACGGCAAGCCTGGAATGCAGTTTCAATTGATGAATACAATTTCCATAAGCTCATCTACTCAATTGACAATCGAAGTGCCCACGAATTTGAATCTAGTGAAGGGAGATTGGGTCTTTGTCAACGAAACCGGCAATCAAACCGTTGATCAACAAACTGGATATATTGATGCCAATCCCGTACAAGGAGTTGGCACTACTACTTTCACCGCTACTTTTCCCAATGCAAATATGTCAGGAGGTGTATCTCCCGGCATGGTTCAGTACCTAACCAACTTCTCTCCCTCCAATCCAGGAGACGGCATCCGTTGGTACGACGGCGATCCTACAGGAGGAGGTACATATCCCCCAGCTCTACCTTTCGGTTGGGTGAACTACGCTCCTCCACTATCACAAGGATCATTCTCAGTAGGAGGCGCTCCTAGCGGCCAATATTACTTGGTGGGAGCAACCATGATCTATCCCTTCAGGGATTTTCTTCTTTTTATAGGCCCCTGGATACAAGGATCTGGTTTAGGCGCACCTACTGAACAAATCTGGTTACAAGACACAGTAATCTTTTGCGCAAATGGCACTCCCTATTACACAGCATCATTCGACAATAGCACCGCTCCTTATTCCTTTGTAAAAACCTATTATCCATTGCTTGTGCCCCTGAACCAAAGTGCCTATCCAATGGTCGCCTGGGAGGATGTCACTGGCTTTGGAGGATACATTTCCTCAGGCGTTGCCCAACCGATTACTACATTAGTTCCCAACGAAGACGTCCTCATCATGGGCTATACCAAAGCCTTTACACGTCTCATTTACACCGGTAACAATCTCATTCCTTTCCTCTTCTATCGCATCAACACAGAATTAGGAGCTAGCTCTACCTTTTCGGCAATCACGTTCGATAAAGGCTCCTTTACCACAGGCAATTTCGGCATTTGTCTAACTACTCAAGTGGCCTCTCAAAGAGTCGATTTGGATATCCCTGATCAGGTCTTCAAGATCAACTTCATGAATAATGGCTATCAAAGAGTATGCGCGGGCCGAGACTTCCTCAACGAATGGGTTTACATTACTTATCCCAGCAACTCAGTACTGTGGAAGTTTCCCAACCAGACGCTCATGTACAATTATCGCGATAATTCTTGGGCTATCCATAACGAATGTTACACCAGTTACGGCCTATTTTATCCCGAAACCGGAGATACCTGGGCAACCAAAAAAAAGATGTGGGAAGAAGAGACCGATACTTGGAGCGCAAGTATCCCTACCGTTGGCAATGCAGAGCTAGTAGGAGGCAATCAGCAAGGCTTTTTGCTCATCCGAACAAATGACACTGGAGAAGGCTCCTCTCTTTTCATTTCAAACATCAATACTTCTACAGGTGTCGTTACTTCTCCCAATCATTGCCTCAATTTCAATGATCCTTATTCCAACGCCCCAAACTACGTTGTATTCGAAGATGTCATTGGCCCTGTCACTTCAGGCGGCGTAGATATCAACGGAAGAATCTTTCGAGTTTCTGTCCTCGATGCCAATACATTTACCACCTATCCAGTCATAGATGGAGGTAGCTATCTAGGAGGAGGAACGATGACCAGAGCTTACGTCCCGTTCATCCAGACCAAGCAATTTCCCGTCTCCTGGGGAACATCCCGTAAGACGATCTTGGGTCCTCAGATGTATCTCCTTACCCGTACTGCCAATGGTCAGATTACCATCAACATCTACCTGTCAACTGATCCTTCTACTGCCTATAACGATCCTTCGATGAACAATGCGATCATTTATAGCCAGACGCTCTACACTTGTCCCGAGTCGACAAATCTAGGACTCACCCCCGCAAACGTCAATCTCCAACAGCTCAACCAAGTCAGCAGCAACGGCACAAGCTCTAATAACCAGGCCCAGATCTGGCATCGCATGAACACAAGTCTCATTGGCGATACAGTGCAAGTTGGATTTACCATATCTGATGATCAGATGCTCGATCCTTCCTTCAGCAATCAATTCGTAGAGTTAGAACTCCACGCCATGACCCTCGATGTAAAGCCTGGAGGATATCTAGCCTAATGTCATCCCCGGTCAATGCAGGTAGCACCAGCCTCGTCAACGTCGATCCATACCTAAGGATGCATTGGCATTTCACGGACGACAAGCAATTATTCACTGAGCTTGCACGGACGATGAACGAAGTAGCGATCGTCGTAAACATGCGAACGATCGGTACATTTCCTTCTAATCTCCCCGCCATCACAGGCGAAGATTGGTTTGTCCGAGGAGGCAATCAAAGGCAACAGACACTTAGAAGAGTCTATCCCTTTACTTCTGCTGGCAATATCGTGCATGGGATCAATCTCAAGACAATTGGTGGCTTTACTAAAATCTACGGCACTTTCACAGATGGAACGAATTGGTATCCTCTTCCTTATGTAGATGTCGTATCAGCGACTAACCAGGTCAATGTCGTGGTTCAATCAGCGAATATTGTGATTACAGCAGGAGGTGGCTCTCCACCAAGTATCAGTTCGGGATTTGTTGTTCTTGAATGGTTGAGCCAGCCTTAACTAATTTGAAAAATTAAGATTCATTTTCTTTTTCTTCTAATTCCACTTTTCCCCCTTAAATTGAATATTTTCAGGATTTTACGCACTTGTCTAATATGAAGGAATATCAAATCTTTTCTTTAATTTCTCGATATTTAAATATGGATTTAGAGCTTAGGAGGTCTTATGTCCCCAAATGTCTCGATCAATCTAGATGCAGCTCAGTCTTGCAACTGGAAATGCTGCTTGTTTTGCTGTCATCCTCGTGAAACTGATCCGATTTATATCACTCGAAAGTACCAGGTGAAGAAATTGGACCTTACTTATATAAACTGTCATGAAAAAATCAAAGAAACACACGAAAGGATTGAATATTACATCAGGCATAAATGCGAGTCTCAGAATGAAGCTGAACTATCTATCTGTCGGGTAAAGGATGAACTACAAATAGATATTTCGAAAAAAAGAGATTTTATCACTTATGGCGACCTCCAAAGAATTACTCAAATAGTTAATGACATAGTAGAGCTATAATCTTTCGTATTGTATCTTTGAGAAAACGAGGTTCTCATGGCAACTCCTGCAAGTTTTAACCTTTCTGGCACTGGCTATCGTCAAATCTCCGCTCCTAGATTAAGTCCCCAGCAGCAACAATTATTCTCTCAAGTTATGGGAGCATCAGGTCCTGGTATTCTTGGCGGCATCAATCGTCTCTCTCAAATGGCCCAAGGCTCTCCAGAGTTTTTCGAACAACTGGAAGCGCCTGCTCTCAGGCAATACGGACAAGCTCTTGGAGGGATAGGAGCTAGGTACAGCCAATTGGCTCCAGGAGCGATGTCAGCGCAAAGGAGCTCATCTTTCCAAAATGCTTTAACCGGTTCCGCTGCTGACCTGGCTGAACAGCTCCAAAGCCAACGCTTAGGACTACAACAAAGTGCCATTCAACAACTCTTGAGGCTTTATTCATCTCTGCTAGGTAGAGATTTATCTAATCAATTTTTAGTACCCAAAAAGCAAAGCGGATGGGGAAGTCTTTTAGGAGGTTCATTGCCGATTATTGGAGCTGGTGTCGGAGGTTATTTTGGAGGTGGTACAGGAGCTGCAATAGGTGGTAAAGTTGGCGCCGCAGCCGGACAAGCGTTTTTATAGGAGATAGAAATGGCATTTCAAGGGTTTTTACAACCACAACCTACTTTAGGACAAAGATTGGCTCAAGCTTCAATAAAAGGAGTAGGAGAAGGAGCTGAGTTAGCCCAAAAAATGATGCTTGCTAATCAACAAGCTTTACAGAAACTGAGAAGTGATAGAGAAAGAACTGCTTCTAAAGCTTTTTCTGTATTGCCAAGACTTCTAAAAGATAAATACAATGACGAAAGTATCCAGGCTATTATCCCTATATTTTCTCAATTAATGAGAGATACTGATCTCAGCGAAGATCAGGCGTTTTTAGAAGCTCAACGCATTTTTAATTCTCCAGTTTCTGAAGGGGGCATGGGAGGCAAAGTTTCAGCACAGCCTGAAGAAACTCCTGAAGCAAAAAAAATGAGAATGGGCCTTGGACGTTTAACAAAAGAAGAACGGGCACAAAAAGAATATCCTTATGGATTAGCTTCTTTCATCGCAAAAGATCCTCTTAAAGCTTTGGCTGCCGGAGGTATCGGACTCATTTCTCCAATCGAAAGAGCTAGTTCTTTTTTAGGATCTAAATTACCTGAGAAATGGTTTGGAGTTGAAAAAGGAAGTACTCATACCCCTTTAAGCGATTTCCTTCGAAGGAAAGCTGGAATATCTGAACTTTCTCCTGAAGGAAAAACTGAATCAGAAATTGCAGAAGGCTTAGCTGGATTCATACCTATTGAACGTGCGATCAGTCTTTTACCTTCACTAGGCAAAGAAGCAGCATCGTTACAATCACTAAAAGAGTTGCCATTTGTTTCTCCTAAAGAAATTCCTGCCGCTACTTCTGAAAGAGCAGCTGAGGCCATTTCTCCAACTCTTGCAGAAAGAACTGCTCGTGAAGCGCCAGAAGCTGCCGCTGCTACTGAAATGCGCATGGCAAGACTTTCTCCAAAAGAACGACTCTTTGAATCTAAAAATCAGCAAAAAATTATTCAATCTCAACTTAAACAATATCCAAAATATGCCCAAGAAATTGCAGATGACGTTGCGGATAGAGCAGCTAGATACAACAGAGTATTGGGGCCAAAAGCTTTAGAAACTCAAGCTCAAAAGATGGAATATTATACCAAGCAACTTCCTGACGTGCGAAAAGCATATGAGTCATCGATCGCAAGAGTCAGAGCTCTCGAAAACGAACTTGCACTTAATCCAGAACTTTCAACTCGCATTGCTCCTTTAATCTCTGCGGCACAAAAATCCCTCCAGGAAGATGAATTTCTTCTAAGACAGACTTTGAATAATGCCAAAACGGGGGAATCTCGTGTTGGATTTGATACGATGAAAAGCAATGCTCAGAAGAAAGTTTTGGATATAGAAGATAAAATTTCCGATAAAGGAGATTTTCCGTTAACTAAAAAAGATTACAATCCTGAATTTATTAAGCAGGCAAAAGATTTATCTAAGAAAAAACCTTTGCCAGCAACTCGTACTGATGATTATTTCACTCAAGTTCATGATGCCTATGGACAGGTTTACAAAGATCGATTAGCCGATTTAAACAGACAAATAGAAGACCTAGCCAAAACAAGAACATTGGGAAGTATTTATCAGCGCCAACAGCTAGATAAACAAAGAAAAGTTTTAAAAAACTTGATCGATCACGTCGAAGCAGAAAATGCAATCCACAGACATAAAATCGCTCTCCGCGAAATGAATCAACGTAAATTGGCTCAAGAAAGACTCTCTAAATTGAAGCCCATCGAAGCTGAGCCAAAAGTATCTGAAGTGGCTCAAAAAAATATCTGGAGAGATCGCATATCTAGTGCAAAAACAACTGAAGGAAAAGCCAAAGTAGTCGAAGAAGCGGCTGAAGAAGCAGCCAAAAGTGATCCTCAACATGCAGAACAATTCAGTAAAGAAAAAGAGAAAGCTAAAGAGTTCTTTTCTAAAGAAAAACCCTATCCAAAAGCGGATGATTTCATCAAGAAATCAGATAAAAAAATATCAAAAGAAATAAGTAATCATTTGGATAAATTAAAAAAAGAATGGGAATCTCTTAAAAATTCGATGCCATTTTTTTGGAAATCTAGAATAGGACGTGAATTTTTGATTGGAGTTGGAACGGCAATTGCTACTGATTTTGGCAAAGAAATAGGTATAGAAGTGCCATCAGGATTAACAGCTATACTAGTAGGTTATGGCGGAAAAAACATACGAGGTATAAGAGCTCTTTCTCATTATATGACCAGAAAAGTCATCCAAAAAGTACATGTTGAAAGGGCCAAAGAAGCCTATAAGCAAAATGATATGAAAAAATTTAAGGAATTCTCTCCTTCTATTCAGAAAAAAGTGAAAGAATCTTTCCGAAAATAGAATCATTTATTCTTGGATCTTTCTTCAATTTCTTCGATTAATTCTTTTTTCGTTTGCTTGTAGTCATATCTTTGAAGTAGTATCCAAAGAAATCCTAAAATTAAATAACCAGCATCTCTATCTAAAAACATATTTTACCTCCCATAATCAAATTCATCATTTGGATCTAATTCCTCTTCCTCAAATGGAGGAGGATCTTTTTCATTGTGTATTTTTTCTTCAATTTCCATCTTTACTCTTCCGGCATCCAATTTTCATCTAAAGCTTCTTTTCTATTGAAAGGGCATTTTTCTGGAAATTCACGCAAAAGACCTGTTTCTTTTTTTGCTTCTTTTTTTGACCTTTTATAGCTATCTTCCCAGCAATTATCTATTTCGTTCTCTAGACTAGGACTGTCCTTCAATAACTCTTGTAAATCATCACGACAAAAGCTAATCGTATTTTCCCAAGATTTTGATCTGAATTCAGGTTGGTACTTCCATTTCAAAAGATGCATGATCAAAAGAGCCAGTTTACTTTTCAGTTCATTTTTTTCTCTTCTAACCACCGATTCAAACTCCTGAATTAAATTTGGAAGATCTAAACTTGTAAATTTCTGTGATTCAAGCAAAGAAAGTTGTACTTTCCCCCAAGCATAAAAATCCTGTTCGTATAAGCATTTTTTTGGTTGCATTATTTTCTTCTCTCTTCAATTGCACAAAGTCTTCCATGGAAATCCTTCATTTCTTCTTTGATTGCCACAATTAAATTTACAATGTCTCTTCGGTCCGCATTCGCTTCTGATCTATTCCATAAAAATAGTGGGATAGTAAATGCAGCATTGCCCAAAATAATCCCTAATACATGACTCCAATCCATTATTCGTCCTTCATTTTTTCTAAAAGTTCATTCATTCCATAAGGAGATCGATTATGTTTTTCACAAAGAATGTTTCTAAGCTTTTCTGCTTTGTCTTGAGCTTCATCTAAAGAAAAAGCTAATCCGACCAGAACCCACCTCTTCGTTGCTTTTTTATTGTCAGCAAGAAAAACATTTCTTCGGATCGTCCTCTGAAGACTATCCACATGATATGCACAAGCATTCGCAAAATCACCGTCTAAATTTAATTCGATTGTAAATATGTCTTTCATATTTCCTCTTCCTCTTTGCTTTTCATTATACCACAAATGTCTCATTTTCGTAAGACCTAATCTTTATTTTAATTTCCCTGTTAAGTAAATATTATCATTGATAGATTGAAAGAAAACATCTTCGAGGTATCACGATGACCGTTCCCGTCGCCTTTAATGGTTATGCTGTATCAGTTGGTTCAGCTCCTAATGCAGCAATGGTTCCTGTAGTTAGTAATTCCAGTCCGAGCTCGAGCAACGTAGTCGGTCCCAATGGTCCTTTCAAGATAGGACAAATGTGGGTCGATAGTTCAGCAGACACTGTATATGTTCTCGCGAGCTTATCTTCCTCGAATGGAAGTGTATCAGCTAACTGGGTAGCAACTCAGAGCGCTGGAACGGTTTTAACATTAGAAGGCGATTCAGGCGGAGCTATCTCTCCTTCGGGAGGCGGTAATATTACCCTCAGTGGAACAGCTGGTGAAATCACAACGGCAGGATCTGGTAACACCATTACCTTTTCTCTCCCTTCTTCGCTAGTCGCACCCGGCTCACTAGAAGTTACTGGACTTTTGAAAGGAGACGCAGGAGCTACGTTAAATTCCGCAGGTACAGCGATCAATATTGCTGCCGATGCAAATAATGACGCTGTAAATATCTCAACTGCTGGCGCAAGGTTAACCTCGATTGGTGATAACTCAGGCGCTAGCGGATTACTTCTAAAAGTAGGAACGGGCAATTTTGTTCTTACCCCTGCTACCACAAGCACCATCACCATCGGCTCTGCTGCAAATACAGGCACATTAACTCTTGGCGAATCTACCTCCGGTCAGTCTATTAACATCGGTGCAGCTGCTGGCCCAAATCTAATTACCATTGGCTCGGTAAGTGGTGCCGCTGCTTTAACCTTACATGCCGGCACCGGCAATATGCTCCTCTCCACATCAGCAACAGGCACCATTACCGTTGGCTCAGCTGGCATGACAGGAACCATAACCATCGGAGATTCAACCGCTGGGCAAAGTATCAATATCGGTACTTCAGCCAGCGCACAGGTGATCACCATCGGATCAGCTTCAGGCGCTTCGAGCATGAGCCTCCTCGTGGGAAGTGGCAACTTCGCTCTCATCGGCGGAGGCAATACAGTTGGCCTCGGCAATGACGCCGCTGCGAATGCAGTCATCGTAGGTTCGGCTACTGCCGGCGCTTCTCTCTTATTGCAAGCTGCTTCTGGCAACATGGTCGTTAACTCGAACGGCGGAACCTTGAACATCCGATCTGGCGTTGGAGCAATTAGCTTTTCTTCAGACGCCGCAGCCACAACAGTTGGAATAGCCAACGGTGCAGCTGCAAAACTGGTCACCTTAGGCAGTTCTAACGGAGCATCTTCTCTTACACTCCAATGCGGCTCTGGCAACATGTCGATCAATTCTCATGGCGGTACGATAGACATGATTTCCGGAACGGGATCATTAAGCATCTCGGACGATGCAGCCGCTACAGCTGTTAATGTGGGCACTGGAGGAGCTGATAAGACAGTCATCGTAGGTAGCTCCTTTGGCACATCTTCTCTTGCGTTACAAGCTGGCTCGGCATCTATTTCCTATAACAATTCACTATTCAGCTCATTGGGAGCAATTTTAACAACCGCAACCGACGGCTTCCTCTATGTAGCCTCTTGCGCAGGAGCACCTACAGGCGTACCAACTTCTCAAGGAGCTTCAGGAGCATCCGTACCTCTCGTTATAGATACTTCTACAGGCACTGGAAAGCTTTGGGCCTACATTGGCGGGTCATGGGTTGGAATCGCATTAGCATAAAGGAAATGAATGAAATATTTAGAGATAAATGCAGAAGTTGAATCAGCGCTCATACAGGTTATGGATGCTGCGTTAAAAAGCGGCGGGATGAACTTACTCCAGCACATCGATAAGATTCGTAATTCCATACAGTTTAAACCAGAAGTAAAGGAAGAGTGAAATGGGCTCTCAAAGCACTGTTATAAAATATGAAACTCTCAGAAGTATTGATAGTGCGTCTTTTACTGGAAGTTATCAGGCAATAGGATCAGCTTTCTCCCATCCTGCCAGAATCTTTAAAATTGTAAACAATAGTAATGTAGGCGTTACCATCTCAACAGACGGCATAAATGATAACGATTTCATCCCTGCTTCCACATTCGTTCTCTATGACGTAGGAACAAATAAAGGTGACGCGTCGCCTGAATTCAATCTCCCACCATTACAATTTTATGCAAAAGGCTCAGCAGGAACAGGCAAAGTATACGTTGTAATTCTGTATGCGTATTCTCCGAGTTTGAATATACCACTTTAAGGAGGCTTTATTTCACAAGCAGGTCCATTAAATGTAAACGCCTTCCCAGGAACCCCAGAATTTTTAGAAGGTAATACCGGCGGACCAGTCGGTCCGAACGGATCGGGCATAATTTTTGTCTTAGGCGCCGGGACGATTTCCGTCTCTGGCAACGCTGGAACAAATACCCTTACCATCAGCGACATGGACTCCTCATGGACCAGCATATCTGCAAGTCAGATGTTGGCTGTGAACATGGGATATTTTTGCGTATCTCCCGGCGGCGCTCTTGCATTGCAATTGCCCGCAGTATCCAAACAAGGAGATGTCATACAAGTTGCATTAGATGGAGCCACTTCTTTTGAGATAACTCAAGGAGCTGGCCAAACGATTGTGATCGGAAATACATCTACCACAGCGGGAGTAGGTGGAAGTTTAACCTCCACTCAACAAGGAGATTGTTTAAGACTTGTATGTAGAACGCCCAACTTAAGATGGTTTTGTGTTTCAAGTATGGGAAATCCAATAGTTGTTTGAAAAAAAAGAGGAAATAAATGGCTACAAATAATGCAATCAACCTTCAGTCGGCTGGCGTGCCAACGTATGATGGCGCAGGCACCTTTACTGCCAGCACACTTACACAACATGCGGTTCTTCTTGGAGGAGCTTCCAATGCAATTGATTCTCTTGCCCTGACCAATGGTCAGCTTGCAATAGGTAACACGGGCAATGACCCGAGCGCGGCAACTCTTACAGCAGGAACCGGGGTTACGATCTCCAACGGATCTGGATCAATCACGATCAGCGCTGTTGGTAGCGGATTGAGCTGGACAGTTGTCACAGGCGCAACTCAAGCGATGTCGGTAAACAACGGTTATTTTGCGAACAACGCTGGCACATTAGTGTTCACTCTCCCTGCAACATGTGTGGTTGGTTCGGTCATTGCAGTCGCTGGCATGAATAACGCAACCGGCTGGCAAATCGCTCAGAACGCAGGTCAACAAATCTTCTTTGGAGCCGCTTCTACTACTTCTGGAACTGGAGGCAGCTTAGCCTCTACAAAAACATACGACGCTGTCTACATGGTTTGTAATGTGGCTAACACCTCTTTTGTTGTAATTAATAGCATCGGAAACATAACGGTTGTTTAATGGGAACCAATAACAGTTGTGACTACTCTCCGACCCAGTACAATGTACAAACTGGAGGAGCTAACGGTACATTAAATAATGTATCTCCTGGAACTTCCGGACAGGTTCTTACAAGTAATGGGGCTAGTGCTCAACCGAGTTTTCAAACGTCAGCCTCTGGTGGAGTAACAGGCCCCGGCTCTTCTACGAATAATGGTATTGCTACGTGGAATGGGACAGGAGGAACAGCTTTATTAAGTCCTCCATCACCGATTGTCAGTTCTACAGGAGTGATGACTAATACTAACCAACCTTGTTTTTTAGCTTATTTAAGTCTTGCTGGAACAGGTCAACCAGCAGGAATAGTTCACTTTGATACTGTTGTATTTGACCAAGCAAGCAACTTTACGACAGGTCGATTTGTAGCTTCAGTTACAGGAAAATATTTTATTTTCGTAATGATAACAATGAATTCATATACAAGTGAACAAGGCATTGTCGTGGAAATAATAGCCAATTCTAGAACATTCTCATTTAATGCAGTACAATTGGCTTCATCTGTAGTAAGCCAAGCATCCGTTTCAGGAACAGCCATAGTAGATATGACAGCCGGTGATGCAATAAATATTTTTTATTATTGTAGCACTAATCCTCAAACTATTGTTGGAAGTGATACTCCTATTGTTACATTTATTACCGGATATTTATTATGTTAAAGTAATAAAAAAGGAAATTTAAAGAATTTAAATGGGAACCAATAACAGTTGTGACTACTCTCCGACCCAGTACAATGTACAAACTGGAGGAGCTAACGGTACATTAAATAACGTTGCTCCAAGCGCTACGAGCGGCGTTCCTGTTATTTCTCAAGGCTCATCTAGTCAACCTGCTTTCGGAACAGCTGTTGTTGCGGGTGGTGGCACAGGAAATACCAGTGCGACAGCTTATGCAGTCATTTGCGGAGGAACAACGTCAACAGGAGCTCTCCAATCGATTGCTGGCGTCGGAACTTCCGGTCAAGTTCTTACGAGTAACGGAGCTGGAGCTCTCCCAACATTTCAAGCGGCCTCTTCTGGTACAGGCTTTGATCAAATTACAGTTCAAGTTTTTACTTCAAGCGGAACTTACACTCCAACTTCTGGAATGAAATATTGTACAATTGAGGTAGTTGGTGGAGGGGGAGGAGGAGGAGGTGCGGCTACTCCTAGCAATGTTACTGGATCGGCCGCAGGTGGTGGCGGTGGCGGTGGCTATGCACGAGGAACATTTTCTGCGGCATCTATAGGAGCTTCGAAAACAGTGACTATTGGAGCTGCTGGAACTGCTGGAGCTGCTGGAGCTAATAACGGTGGCACAGGTGGTACAACTTCTGTCGGTTCTTTAATATCAGCTACTGGAGGGGTTGGAGGAAATGGATCATCCGCTGCTAAATTCGTATCCACTTCTGGCGGTGGTGGGGGTGCTGGTTCTAACGGAAGTTTTCAAACTACTGGGAATCCGGGAGGAAATGGTTATTCATATTTTGATTCTGTTGTAGGAACATTTGCCTTTGGTGGCTATGGAGGTTCTTCATTTTTTGGAGGCGGAGGTATATCAGTAGTTGGATTTGGTCCTGGAAGTACTGCTGGAGGAGCATCAACTTCTTATGGAGGAGGAGGAGGAGGAGCATTTGCGGGAAATAATGGATCACAAGTTGCTGGTGCTGCTGGTTTTGCGGGAATTGTAATAATAACAGAATTTTTATCGGTATAGAATGACAAATCCAGTCACACAGAATGCTTACCTTGTTTCGAATGGAACGGGAACTATTTTCCCCACTGTCATTTTTAATCGAGCGCCCACAACAAACGATATCAATTTTCCAATTACTCAAAGATGGATCGATACTTCAGATAGAGATTCTGAATGGTTCTTATTGGGATATACCTCAACGGGAGGAGTGGTCCAAGCAAATTGGGTACAGCTATCTGCCGGAGGCATGACGGCTGAGACTTTGACTGGAAACGATTCTGTCGTTGTTCCACCCACATCTGGCAATATTAACGTAGTCGGAGATGTTGCAAGCGGCATTGAATTCACTGGAAACGCTGCTACAAGCACATTGACCGGAACTCTTGCGAACATCCCAAATTCAAGCCTACAACATGACGACATTACCCTTGTGGCTGGCTCTGGCATTAGCATCTCTGTCTCTCCAGTAGCTTTAGGCGGATCGACTACGATTAGTGCAGGAACAAACGTAGCCACCACTTACGTAGAAGATGTCGGCACTGCAACACCTTCATCTAATTCGTTATCAATCGTTGGCGGTACAGGTGTTTCTACTTCAGGATCAGGTAGCACGGTGACGATTAATTTATCTCCTCGTCCTGGACTCATTTTAATTAGCTCTAATGCTGTTAATACTGTTAGCGAAGTTGTAATAAACAATTTGACCAATTATAATTGCCTTCTTGTTATAAATGTAGGCCCTAATACTGCTAATTCTACTTTTTTACTTGAAGTGAGTACAGATAACGGATCTACTTTCATCACAACAAATTATCAATCTGGATTGAATTACAGCCCGTATAATTCAG